TTGTAGGAGCAGGAATATTAGGAACTAAATAATCAGTAGAATCATTAGGATCAATTTGTTCACCATTAAACTTTTGCCAATTATCCCAAACCAAACGATTTGGAACAGCAAAGAAAAAACTATCTAAAAATAAATTATCCATGTAAGGAAATAAAGGCGTAGCTAAACGTGCAAAAGCAGTCATCTTTAAATTAAAAGTATCACCTGGCAAAGCCTCATCTACAAAAACAGGAACTAAATAACCAGCATTAAAAGTAGTCTTACAACCATGTGAACGATTAAAACTAGAACGAGGTATATTAGCAGAAGGAACACGACTAAATTGATGAGACATTACAGAATTCATTTTCATAAATAAATATCCTTATAAATAAACTAACGCGCTACGCTTGTTTGCTCGACGCAATTTGCTCACTAGTATCATGGAGTACGTAGCAAATTGCGTCCGAGCCCAACTAGCGACTCTTATACTCAGCAGCTAAGCCCAGATTTTCTGGCTGAGCATGTAAATTGAAAACAGCAGTACTATCATCATAGGTACCTAATTCAAATAAAGCAAAATCTTCAGGATATTTTCCAATATTATGATTAGTATCCTTACAGACTTCAGTAAAAGATCTCAAAGCTTGTCCACGAGTTAAACAAAAAAACGGCTGTAAATAAGCTTCCGTTTTAGAATCACGAACAGTGTAAATCTTATGCAACATAAAAAAATCCTTATAACGTACGTATATATTTTTGTATTTGTAAAAGCTTTGTTTTCTCTTTAACAATCATACGAGAAACATCATTATCAGCATCATTAGACAAATCTAAAGCCAAAGATTTACGTTTTTCCTTAATAGGCAAAAACAAATCTGGATGTTCACGATCATAACATTTATCATAATAAGCAGGAATCCTAGCTTTATGACCATTAGGAGTAATAACAAAACCATGATTATATATATCATGCTTATATTGAGAATACCATCCATAACCTATACCACCATTCATCTTAGACATATTTTGATATTCAGGTTGAATCTCAATAATTTCACCAGAATCCAATACTATCTCAGAGGGTATAAAATCGTTAGCAATAGCTTTCTTAGCAACATAACGAGCTGTGTATGCAGCAGACTCATAAGTAACAGGAGCAGTAGTAACAAAACCTTTGCCCCAAATAGAAGCTAACTCTTCAGAAACAAAAGTACGACAATCATTAATAACTCGCCAAGATTCTTGATCAGGAAAAGAAGTATTAAATAAAATTAAATGATAATGAGGACGGAAAGTTTGAGAACCATACTCACCACAATAATAATACCTAATAGGGATACCTGAGCGAGCTTTGCGTAAACGCTTAAAAAAAAGCTGAATATCTTTTTTTACTAACGTGTTTCCGATTGGGAGGTGATCATCAGAATAAGTAAGAGTAACAAAAGAATTGTTAAGCCCATCATCGTACAACGAAGACTCATGGGAACAACGAATAGCCCAAGATTGAGTAACAGAAAGATAACAACCAATACACTTACCACAAGGTAACAATAATTTACGTTCATCAGGCAATCCAACTGGATAGTCATAAGGAAAATTAGGACGACCCGTTTTACCACGGGCGTCAGGTAATGAAAGAAAAGCTTTTCTAAGGCGATAACATGCCATATAATAAAACTCCAAACTGCAAAATTGGTGAGTAGTTATTTTATATAACTACTCATTTAAAGTCTAATACCACCACGCATAGGTCTAGCATTGTTTCGACGATGTAATCTCTTAGCACCTTTCCTAAAAATCTTCTTAGATTTATGACGACTTAGTTTAATACGCTTTCTCATATATAATCCTCTTTATTAATATAACTAAACAAATTAACTTAACAAAACATTAAAAAATGTCTTGACTTGAATGAAAAAAGCTGAAGCTTTTTTCTTAAAAACACCTTCGGTGTCAGTGGGAATATAATAGTCAAGTAGGATTATATTCCCACACGCCTACGGCGTTACGTCCCCTTCGGGGACGATTTCTTCGTTAGTGACATTACCAACATCGACATTTTTTGTTAGACCTAAGTCAACCATCTCACTATGATTATCAGGATTAGAAACAAATTCTAAAAACTGAGCAGGGTCATTAGAAAAACGTGCACGTATAGAAGAAGGTAAAGACATAAAATTATCCTGAGCAGCCATGACCTGATTTAAAGAAGTCATGTAATCTTGAGGATAAGAAGTTAAATCTAAATAATCACCATGATTACGATTAACATGAGAAATTAAACCAGTCTGTTGATGTTTACGTAAAATAACAGATAAATCACAATCTGATTTAAAGGATCTATCAGTACGAGAAGGTTTATTAAATACCTTCTGAATACGCTTACGCTCTTTGTTTAAAGTTAAATGATTAACAGTTTTAGACATAAAATTATCCTTAATTAACGTTTAAAAATCTTACCATAACGGCCAGAAGAATAACCAACCTGAGGTTTACGGCGACCACCTATATTAATATTAAGCTTCTCATTAGAAGCAGGTTTTGGACGAGTAGCCAAACCTTTAGCAGCAGTACCAACACCTAAAATAGCTGCAGCAGAGCCAGCAATCTCAGTTATATACTTAGAAAGAACACCAATATTAGATTGAACTTCAGAAGAAGCAACACGACCTGGTAACTCAGCCCGAAGATTAGCAGCAGTAGCATTAGCAACAGCGGCAGAATTAGACTTAAGAACAGCATCAGCAGCAGCAGAGACACGGAGAGCCTCATTAAGACGAGTATCAGATTGTATCTTCTCATTAGACGATTGTAAGTTCTTAATCTCTTCACGAGCACGTAAAGCCTCTATAACATTAGAACCAACGCGACCAGTCTCATTAACAACCTGGGCAGTAGAACCAGATGGTGTCGAAGCACCGCCTTGATTAACAGCCATCATAGGATTTATACCAGCAGCTTTCATATCTGCAACAGTACGTTGCCAAGCTGTATTAGACATACGTTCTTGCCATTCACGATTGTCCTTAGCTTGATGTCTATTAATCCTATTTGCTTCATGTTGACCATAAAGGTCAAAAGCAGACGAAACCAAAGCACCAGCACCAGATAAAATTTCACCTAACATAAATATCCTTAAAAATGATCAATAAGCCCAGGTACAGAATAAACAGGCATAGGACGAGCACACTTATAATCGAAATAAGAATCAAATAAAAAATCAGGATATGAATCACCTAAAGCTTTAATACGATCGATAGGAGGATCCTCAACTATAAATTCATCATTAAGAACAGGTAAAGAAGCAAAATCTTGAGCCAAATGCCAAGAATCCAAAGAATCGGCATGATTTGATCTAAAATTAGCAGTAACTAAACTAGGCTTATACCTATATTCAGCATAACGTTCTTGATAACCAAAAACATCTTCATCAGTTGCTGGAACACCAGAAACATAAATCTCCTTATTTAAAACTGCTTGTTCACCAATATGAGACAAAGCAGGCCAATAATAAGACCAACGATCAGTACGTGTAAACATACGATTTACACCTTGCTGATAATTCAAATCAGCACGAACGCAAACTAAACCAATAATGATACAATGTTCAGTAAATGATTTAGTAAATCCATTATTATACATAGTAGCAGTACCAAAAGCAGCCAAATTACCCTGAGGCGATGGCTGACTAGCAGTAGAAGAAGTTTGAGGTACAGGCGTAACATTAATCGGGACACTACCACCTCCTAAATATTCAGGACGTTGTAATCTAGCATCTGGAGAAACTACACCAAAATGAGATCTTATAATCTCAGTATAACGTGTACCACCACGAGCATCACGTTCATACAACTTCTGAATTTGGAAAGCTTGACGCAATTGATTAATAGTTGCAGCAGTAGCAGCAGAAAGATCAGTATAAACTTGAGGATAACCAGAAGTACCAGTAGCAGTAGTGGTCATAACAAAAGTACCAGCAGCACCAGAGCCATCATAATAAATATACGAAGGAGTAGATGGAGAAGTAGTACCAGACATACGAGAAGCTACACCAGCAATAGCAGAAGATGTAGAAGTAACACCAATACCCTTAACAGGAGCTGTAGTACCTAAAGGCAATTCAACAGCAGGGCCTTTTTGAGGCCAAGGTAAACAAGAAGTAAAATAATCATGACGCTTACCACGACGCAATAAAACATAATCTGCAGGATTATCAGGACCATCATCTCTATCGACTACAACAGAATCTTGCAAATTTTCATCACGAAACCATTCATTATAAATTAAGTTATAAGCACGAAATGCAAGCGAATTAACTGAAAAATCATCAACCTCAGTAGGTATACCAAAATAATCAGCAAGAGAACCAGCAGTCCAACCAGTA